GATTGTTAAGGAATCAATCACACTACCAGTTGAAATTGGAGATACTCTATTGATGGGTAAATTCAAAAATAAAAAAGTAGTTGTAAAAACAATCGGTAAAGACGAACACGGGATGCCAACTATAAATGGCAAAAAAGTTGTCACATTCAGATTGGTTAAGGAAGGAAAGCAAGTTTTCTTTGAGGGTGATAAAGAAGATGAAAAATATACTCATATTGGGTATGGTAGATATAAGGAAAAAGGTAAAGAAAAAGATTCTTCTGCTCCTATTTTTAAAAAAGATGATAGTGGTAAATACACTCCAATAGAGAGTGGTGATTCTACACCTGAAAATAAACCAAAACAAAATATTTTTTCAAAAGATAGTGGGTATAAGGATTCACTACCATCAAGTGATCCTGCTAAAAAACAAAAACCTAAATCAGGTGTAAATACATTTCAAGGAGCTAAATCAGGTAAGGAAATTCAAACAACCGAACTTGAAGGTGGTGGACAAGTATTTGGAACCGTTCATGGAAATAAAAAAATGGTTGATGATATACTTGATAAAGTAAAATCAACTATACCACAAGATAGATGGAAAGACGTTGTGTTTGTAGGTGAAGGTGGAATGGGTAATGATGAGGGTGAGTTGGAATTTGGTGGTGAAATGGATTATGCCGCAAAAAAATTCCAAAAAATTGGTGCAGGAGTTGATACATGGGATGGTGATGAGACAAGTGTATTTGATAATGAATCTCCACTATACAAATACCAAGAACAAGAAACTGGATTAAGTAATGAAGAAGTCATGGCTGCCAATTGGGCAAGTATGATAGGACAAGGTGATAGTGTAGAAGATATGTCACCTGAAGATTACTTAACCGATAAAGGTAAAGAACTTTTAAAACAATCAGCACAAGAAGCAAATCTACCTTTATCGAATACATGGGATTCAAATCCAACTGAAGAAGATGTTGATACTCTATATAGATTATCTTTTGCAGATGATTATGGTGATAAGAAAACAAAAATACATGCTGCACAAGAATCTTTTAATAAATTCAGAGATGTAAATTTGTTAAGAAAAACAAAAGAATTATCTTCACAAGGTAAAATTCCTATTGTATTAGCTGGTGAATCTCATGTTGAGTTAGTAGACAATATGATGAAAAACGAGTGGATGGGTTCTGATCCAATTATGATGGAATCCATTGCTGGAACTTCTATTAAATGTGAAATATGTGAACATGAATGGGAACTTGAAGTAAAAGATGAACATCCATATTTATGTCACACTTGTGGTTGGGATTCTCAGCAACAAGAGTATGATTTTGCAGAATTAGAAGAGTGGGGAGATGAAGAAAGTTTGGATGAGGCCCTAACACAATCACAAAGAGCTGCAAGGAGATGGACATTTGCAAAAAATAAAAAACTAATCAATATTAAAAAACAACGAACACAGATTCGTAAAAAACCATATTCAATATTATATAAAAGAGCATATAAACTTGCTTACTTGTATGTAAGAAAAGAATGGACCGAGCGATTATTTGGAATGACTCCTTATGCCGAACTCTCTTTACCGAAAAAGCAAAGAGTTTCTCAAATGGTTCAAAAAAAGAAAAGAAAAATTCTTAAACTTGCAAAGTTTAGATTCTTTCCTGCATTAAAACAAAAAGAAGCTGATAGATTTAAAGGAGTTAATCAGTATCCAAGTAATTTAACATTTGACACTTCAACAAACGAGATGAGTATGTCTCAATTAAAAGGTGTTGAGAGATATGCAGAAAAACAATTATCTCCACAAGATATTGAGTTTACTCAGCATTTCTTTGATAGAGTAAATGACCCACGAAACGGCAAACCTATTTCAGATGCTGAATTAACTGGATTCTTTAAAAGATTATCAAGAATAAAAACTAAATTTAAAGAATTTTTAGAAAAATATAAAGAAATAGTTGTTAGAGATAAAAGATATGATATAAACATTCCTTTTGTTAAACAAGCAAATCAGGCAATTGCAAAAACCGTAATGAGAAAGGATGATTTTAAATCATCCGACCCTATTTTATCATTTGAATCAGAAATTCAAATAGATGAAGTTAATAGTGGTTTTTACGATGGGGTCAGGGGTTCAATGACTCCTAACGATGCTGCAGGAGCTACTGGATATATGTACAATCATTCTTGGGAAGAGTACGATACCCAAGAATATTATTTAGGAAGCCTACCTGGTTTTGAATTAGTTCACGAAGTTCCATCAAAATTTGAATTAGGAAGAGCAGTAGACCAGGGAATACCACTAATGGTACATGGGGATGGAAATAAAACATCTAAATACAATCGCATATTAAAGGCTGATTTTACAGCACCTGAAGAATTTTCAAAATCTAAAAAATCAATTAAAAAGGAATCTAAAATACCCGGTGGATTATCACAAGGTATGAGTTTATCTGATATTGCCAAAAAACACAATATCTCAGTTTCGGAATTGATGGATGAATTCAAAAAGGGATATAAAGTAGAAAGAGAACATACTACCGATACTGATATTGCAAAAGAAATAGCAATGGACCATCTATTTGAAGACCCAAAATATTATACAAAACTTAAAAAGATAGAAGAAACAATTCAAAAAGTAGATAATAAATGGGTGGTATATCGTAAAACTGGTGGTGAAAAATTAGGCACACACGAAACTTACGAAGAAGCATTAAAACAACTTCGAGAAATTGAATTGGATAAATTTAGAAAAATAAATAATAAAATAGATGAACTCGCACCACACGGATATCCCGACCAAGAGTGGATGGATAATCATGAGAAGGAAATGAAAAAATTGAGAAAACAACTTGATAAACAACAAAAGGAAACTTACAAATGATACGATTGCATAAAATATTAAACGAAGTTCTTCTCAAGGAAGGTGGTGCTTATGGACACATGAATCATCCATTTGATACCGAAATCAATTTAACTTTTGGACAACTAAAAGATATCGTTAATCGTGCATTGGATGGAAATTTAGAACTAGCACGAGAAAAAACTGATGGACAAGCCCTTGCAATCTCATGGGTAGGTGGAAGATTAGTTGCAGCTCGTAATAAAGGACATTTAAAAAACAAAGGTGCTGGTGCTTTAGACATAAAAGGTGTTGCTGATAAGTTTAGTGGTAGAGGTGAATTGGAAAAAGCATATAATTTTGCAATGAAAGACCTCACCGATGCCATAAAATCACTTTCAGAACCACAAAGACAGAAGATTTTTAAGGATGGTGCTTGTTTTATGAATCTTGAAGTGATATATCCAACATCAGTCAATGTAATTCCTTACGGACAACCACTATTAGTGTTCCATGGAACGATGGAATATGATGATGAAGGTAATGCAATAGGTGAAAATCAAGGAGCAGCAAAAATCCTTGCGGGTATGATTAAACAAATAAACAAAGATGTTCAAGATAATTACACAATTCAAGGACCTCCTGTTCTTTCTTTACCAAAATCACAAGACCTTTCATCTAAAAAAGGAAAATATACTGCTAAAATTTCAAAATTACAAAAAGAATTCGGTTTAAAAGATACCGATGGTGTTGCTGAGTATCATCAAGCATGGTGGAATGATTATATTAACAAAAAATCACCATCAATGTTGGATAATAAAACCAAAATGGGATTAGTCAAGAGATGGGCATTTGGTGACAAAGGGTTTCGAATCGATAGTAAGAACATAACTGATGAAAAAGTGTTAAATTGGGCACTAACAACCGATAAAGAAGACCAAGCCAAAATCACAAAACAAAACCTAATGAAATTTGAAGATATTTTCTTAGGAGTTGGAGCAGAAGTTCTACAATTCACATCATCAGTATTGACTGTAAATCCTAATGCTGCAATCCGAGATATGAAAAAGAGATTAGACCAGACAATTAAGGAGGTTGAAAAATCAGGAGACCCTAAAAAGATTGAAAAATTAAAATTAGAGTTGAGAAGATTAGAAGCAATTGGTGGAGCTGATAAAATTGTTCCAAATGAAGGTATAGTTTTTACATATCAAGGTAAAACTTTTAAATTGACTGGTGCATTTGCTTCACTAAATCAAATTTTGGGTATATTTTACGCTTAAAATATCACTTTATTCATTTTTATATATTTATATATAATGTATAACCTAATGTATAACAATGAGTAAAGAATTTCAACGAAAATATATGCACCCAACTCGTAGAAAGTTGGTAGATATGATTCAAACTGGTGAGTATGATAATAATACTCAAATTGGTTGGACAAAAACCGAAGAACAACGAAATGTTGGTGATATTTGGGAGGATGAATTTTACAGATACGAAAAAAAGGAAGGTTATACCATTAAAACTGGAAAAAACCACGAAGCCTTACAAGAAATTCGTAATTATTTAAATCTTAAAAAGGAATGTAGTAATCCAAGTTGTAAAAAGATTAAAAAAACTAAAAATGATGAAAAATTAATACAAAAAACTGGATATTGTATTAATTGTTTGGCAGACATAGAACATAATTTCAGAGGGGCTGGGATTTGGAAAGAATATGAAGATTTTAGAATCTATACTCGTATGATTGTAGAAGGTAAAATCAAATTGGAGGAATTAAAACACTCATTAACTGAATTAAAACCTTATTATGAATTTATTAATGAGGATGGAACGATTGAAAAATGGAGTTTACCAAAATCAGTTGATGAAGTAAAGGTTGAAATTCAAGAAATTATTGATAATGGTGAAATTGAATTAAAAGAAGTTGTAGAAAAACGAAATGAAGCTTTCGAGGTTATAAAAGAACACAAATTAGAACACTATTTATAGTAAAGGAGTTTTTTTATGAAAAATGGAAATGTATCGTTTCTATTATTGGTTTTAATATGTTTATTGGCATATAATATTTATTCTACTAAACAACTAAAAACGGATATAGAAATGTATAACCAAAAAATCGATAGTATTCAACACAATATAGATTCGGTTGTACTTGTAAATAAAAATTTAGATTTAAAAATAGATAGTATATCTTCCGAAATTGGGTTATTAGATACTGATATTACATCAGTTAATACAAACATAAGAAATATAAAGGTAAATACAAATGAAAAAGTTAATTCTGTTAATAAGTTTAATTTTAGTGACCTTAACAAGTTTTTCACAGACCGTTACGAATCAGACTCAAACTGATACTATTGTAGCACTAAAAATTCCTACTGCAAAATTAATCATCAAAGATTTAATTAAAGGGGATGGTGCACTCATTGAGTTAGAGGAAACTAAAAAGGTTCTTTCATTAACAAATCAAAAATTAGTACTTAAAGATGAAATAATTTTCACTTTAAATTCTAAAATTACTAATTTGGATTATATTATCACACAGAAGGATGAACAATTTAAGTTAGAACGAGAAAAATCTGAATCCCTATTAAAGGAATTGAAATCAGAAAAGAGAAAAACTTTTTTATATAAGGTGGGAACAATTGCTGGTGTTATAGCAGTAGGTGTATTACTTGTAAACTAAAAATAATGCCGAGTTTAAAGGAAATAATAAAGTTAGAGTATCAAAAATGTGCCTCGGACCCAATTTACTTCATGAAGAAGTATTGTATGATTCAACACCCTGTTCGTGGTAAAATTCCTTTTCACTTATACCCATTCCAAGAACGAACTCTTACCGAATTTAAAGACCATAGATATAACATTGTTCTTAAATCCCGTCAGACTGGTATATCTACTCTTGTAGCAGGATTTTCACTTTGGAAGATGTTATTCAACCAAGACTTTAATGTGTTGGTAATTGCAACCAAGCAAGAGGTTGCTAAGAACCTTGTAACAAAGGTTCGAGTTATGAATCAATATCTACCAAGTTGGTTAAAACAAACTACGGTAGAAGACAATAAATTATCCCTAAGATATTCGAATGGTTCTCAAATCAAGGCAACTTCTGCTGCAGGAGATGCCGGCCGTTCTGAAGCCCTATCCCTATTGGTATTTGATGAGGCTGCTTTCATTGATAAAATTGAAGAGATTTGGATATCTGCACAATCTACCTTGTCAACTGGTGGTAATGCAATTATACTTTCTACTCCAAATGGTGTAGGTAATTTTTTCCATAAAACATGGGTAGGTGCAGAAGATGAAACAAACGGATTTAATACAATCCGACTACATTGGTCAGTTCACCCAGAACGAGGACAATCGTGGAGAGATGAACAAGAAAGATTATTAGGACCGAAAGGCGCCGCTCAAGAATGTGATTGTGATTTTGTTTCTTCAGGTGATACTGTTATCGACCCACAATTACTTACTTTTTATAAAGAATCTTTTTGCCAAGACCCAATTGAAAAAACTTGGATAGACCATAATCTATGGAGATGGGAATACCCTGATTACAACAAAGGATACATGGTTGTAGCTGACGTTGCTAGGGGTGATGGTGGGGATTACTCTGCATGTCATGTATTCGATGTGGAAACTGCAACACAAGTAGCTGAATACAAAGGAAAAATGGATACAAAGGATTTTGGAAATTTCTTAGTATCCCTTTCTACTGATTATAATGAGGCTCTATTAGTAATTGAAAATGCAAACATTGGTTGGGCAGTAATTCAACAAGTAATCGATAGAGGTTATTCAAATCTATTCTATATGAGTAAGGATTTAAAATATGTAGATGTTCAACATCAACTACATAATAAATTCAGAGCAGAAGAAAGAGGTATGGTTGCTGGATTTTCAACTACAATGAAAACTCGTCCACTTATTGTTTCCAAATTAGAACAATACATTAGAGAAAAAGAAGTGACAATCCGTTCTACTCGTTTGATAGATGAATTATTTACTTTTATATGGACAGGAAACCGAGCAGAAGCAATGAGAGGATATAATGATGACCTTGTAATGGCTTTAGGAATTGCTCTTTGGGTTAGAGATACAGCACTTCGTTTGAGACAAGAAGGTGTTGATTTAACTAAACGAACTCTTGGTGGTATACAACAACACTCATTCACATTAGATGGGTTTGGTGGTAATTCATCAATTGATTCAAATCCTTGGTCTATGAAGATTGGTAATCAAGATGAAGACCTAACTTGGTTGATAAAATAATAGGTTATTATTGGAAGTATATATTTATAGTAGAAGGAGACCCTATTATGATAAAGTTAAAAAATATTTTAAATAAAAAACAATCCATCAAAGAAAATACTGATGGTTATGTTCAAGATTATCCATTTGATGCAGCAGAACATAATTTTTTAGATTATGACGAACTTGATGTTGAAGAAGAGGATGAAGAGGATTTTCTAAATTTCTTAAAATCATACACAACCGAACTTACGGAAGCAAATTGTAATTGTGTATTTGAAGCCGAATATCAGGGTAGAGAAGTGAAGTTGGGAAAACCAATGGCAGGTGATGTTAAGAAATTTAAGGTATATGTAAAAAACCCACAAGGAAATGTTGTAAAAGTAAACTTTGGTCAAAAGGGTGTAAAAATTAAAAAGAACAATCCTGAAAGAAGAAAATCTTTTAGAGCAAGACACAATTGTGAATCACCAGGGCCAAGACACAAAGCAAGATATTGGTCATGTAGAAAGTGGTAAAATAAAAATAATAAAGGTTATAATATAAATTAGGAAAACAAATGGCAGATACTTCATTTTTCGGTAGATTATCCAAACTCTTTTCATCAAAGGCAATTGTTACAGTTGACAAGGATGGTAAGAGAAGGGTAGTTGATACTGATGAAAGACAACAAACGAACTTATCATCGTTAAGGGATAGATACACGAAACTACAAAAATCCTTTTACGAGCAGGCTGGTGGTGCCCAATCAATGGCATATCAGCAAGTTCGTAGAGAAGTTTTTCGTGATTATGATGCAATGGACCAAGACCCAATCATTGCTTCTGCATTAGATATTTATGCAGATGAATCTACACTTAAAAACGAATTTGGAACAATCCTTTCAATTCGTTCGGATAATAATAGAGTTCAAGAATCCTTAGAGAATTTATTCTATGATATTTTAAATGTTGAATTCAACCTATGGCCATGGACACGAAATATGTGTAAGTATGGTGACTTTTTTCTTGGGTTGGAAATTTCAGAAGGAAAGGGTATTGTAAACGCAACTCCACACTCGGTTTATAATACCGAGAGACTAGAACTTATAGACCCAAATAATCCAAACGCTGTAAAGTTTAAGATTACCGAAGATCCTAATGGAAAAATGGAATACGATAATTTTGAAATTGCACACTTCAGATTATTATCCGATACAAACTGGCTTCCATACGGTAAATCTATGATTGAAAATGGTAGACGATTATGGAAACAATTATCCCTTATGGAAGATGCCATGTTGATTCACCGAATCATGAGAGCACCTGAGAAAAGGGTATTCAAAATTGATATCGGTAACATTCCACCACAAGAAGTTGATAACTATATGCAACGAATTATCAATAAGATGAAGAAAGTTCCTTTTATTGATAGAAATAGTGGTGAGTATAACTTGAAATATAATATGCAAAACCTAACAGAAGATTTCTTCTTACCAGTTCGTGGTGGAGATAGTGGAACTTCTATTGAAAATATTTCAGGTTTGGATTATGCAGCAACTGAAGATATTCAATATCTAAAAAACAAACTATTTGCAGCCCTTAAAATTCCTAAAGCATATTTGGGGTATGATGAGAATGTAAATGGTAAGGCTACTCTTGCAGCAGAGGATGTTCGTTTTGCTAGAACTATTGAAAGAATCCAACGAACAATCATATCAGAATTATCAAAGATTGCAATTGTTCACTTGTATTCATTAGGTATTCAAGATACAGAAATGACAAACTTTGAATTAAACTTGATTAACCCATCTACTATTTACGAACAAGAACGAGTAAACCTATGGTCTGAAAAGGTAAGATTAGCAACTGATATATCCTCTTTAAATATGTTATCTAAAGATTGGGTATATGAGAATATCTTTAAATTGGCAGATGGTGAACAAGAAATTCAGAGAGTTAAAATTATCAATGACATTAAAGATAAATTCAGATATCGTTCTATTGAAGACCAAGGTAATGACCCTGCTATGCAGAATGAACCTGAAGATGTTGAAGAATCTCTCAATAAACTTAAAACTGAATTAGAAGCAACTAAAGATAAAGGGGGAAGACCACGAGAAGGAAACACTTATGGTAAAGATAAATCACCATTTGGTAGAGACCCACTTGGTGATAAGGAAAATAATAATGTGTTAAAAAACCGAACATCTGAACAAACTGCCTTGAAATATATTAATGGTATTTCTTCAAAAAGAAAATATCTACATGAAACAAAAGGTATGTTAGATGAATCAAATATACTAGATAATCAATAAAAATAACAAATCAAAAAAATATTTATATTTATATAAGAGTTTTTGAGTATATCAAAATAAATAATTGAGTAAATATGAAAAAAATTAAACATTCTAAATTTAAAAATACGGGTTTTCTATTTGAACTATTAACCCGTCAAATAACTTTAGAGATATTAAACAACTCTCCTGAGAAGGCTAAAAAAATTGTAGCAGAATTCTTTGGTAATGGGACTGAATTATCTAAAGAACTTCGTCTATATAAACTTTTAATAGATGAAAAGTATAATACAGAATCTAAAGCTGAAAAGTTTATTGATGCTATATTAGAGGCGAGAACCAAACTCGATGAACAAAAACTCATTAAAGAAAAATATAATCTTGTAAAGGCAATTAAAGAAACATTTGAAATTGATAATTTCTTAACTTCACCTGTAACAAATTATAGAGTATTGGCTTCAATTCATAAATTATTTGAGGCTAAAAAATCCGATATTTCGGATATAAAAGATATTTATTT